TTCCCCACCTCAAACTCCGACAGCGTCACCGCCCCTTGCGACAGCTTCACCAACTCCCCGCGATACTCAAACGGAATCAGCCCGCCGGTTCCGCGCGGATATTCGCCCCTCGGTTTCCGTTTCTTCGTCCATCGAATAACGGTCGTCTTTGCGATGCCCAAATGCTCGGCAATCGCTGAATAGTTCGGCTCCCCGCTATCGTGCGCGATGCAGCGGCGCAGGATGCTGTAGGCTGGCTGGCAGGTCATGGGGTTTCCTCTTTGTCGTTGTAAGCCGGCAGCGTAGTTACTTCTTTTTCGCAATCCTTGCATTGCCACATCCTGACTGGCCCGTTGCTTCTGTAGCGCGTTACCTCTACATAGTCGTGACGGCCACCATTAAGGCAGTCTGCTTTCTTTGTTTCGTAGTCGTAGGAAATCGACGTGCGATATGTGAAAGTCCTATCACAATGCTGGCACTCCTGCTCATGCAATTCAGACTCGCTGTAGCCATATCCGTCGTCGTGATTTATTTCCGTATCTTCACCACAATACGGGCACTCTGCATCACTCATAACTCTCCCATCGTTGTTGTCAGTTCCGCGACTATAGTCGGTGCGCTATGGGGTGCGCAACGGTAGCCGACAGACGGCGCAGGCGATACCCGTGCGCCGCCTAGCCATGATCAGAACGGAATATCGTCGTCGAAGTCTGCCGATGGTGCCGGCGCTTCTTTCTGCGGCTGACGTGCCGGCTGCGATGCGCTCGACTGCTTCGGCTTGATCGACACGGACAGGAAAGGCTTTTTCCCTTCGGGCTTCTTCACCCATGCGTCAAGCCACGCCATTGTGCCATCCGGCAGCATCACGTCGCCCTTGTAGTCAGGGTGGTTGTCACTCTCCTTTTTCTCGTTCTTGAACATCGAGCCAGAGCCGGGTTTGTGTTCGTATGCCATGTGTCACTCTCCAAAATGCCGGAAACTGCCGGCGCAGGGTTTACTTGATTACAAGGCGCTGCTTTTGTTCGATGTGAACGCCTGGAACATCCTCGCCTTCCTTGAGCGCCGCCTGAATCGCTTTCTTGTCAGGCCTTGGCGCTGGCGGTTCTGGCTGCGTCATGAACTTGGCAGGGATGGCGGCTTCGTCGTCCACCACCACAGACGGCGGGTTGTTTTGCAGCTTGATCGTGAACAGGTTTGCAGGGTGCTTCACCTCGCTGATGCCGGTCAGTTGCATGTGTGCGAACAGGTAATCGGTCAGCCATTGGCCGCGCTTGGCGATTGAGTCGCGGCGCTTTTTCAGCCGGTCAAGTTCGGCGTCGATCATTGCCACGTCTGCCGCGATGTTCTGCGAGTAGTGGACGACTGCCGTAGCCTTGGCGACAAACTCGCCGCCTACCTGCTCAAGCGCATTTGCGACGGCTTCCATGCCGGCAGCATCTGTCGCGTCGGTTTCTTCAAGCAGCGCCATGATTGCGCGGTAGTCGTTGGAAATTTCGTACAGGTGCATATCACAGACCCTCGGTCAGTTTGGTGAAGCCGGCAGGCGTTGCCCATTCCGGCAGAGTCAGAGCAGAGTCCCAGCCCTTAACGGCTGCATAAGACTTGCCGAACGCCTGTATCTCGACCCACGGCGAAGGAAGGTCGTACAGGTAGCGACCTACACCCCACTTGACGGCGGCGCGCTTGAAGGCGTCCGATATGCCGCCCTTCTGCCCTTCCGTGTCCGTATCTCCAGCGCCATCCTCGCGCCACGTCCATTCCGTACCAATGCGCAGCCACAGCCGGCAAATGATGCGGCCCTGAACCTCGCGGTATTCATCCCGCCAGCCGTCGAAGCCGCAGACCTGATCAAGCCGCTTCATCACGTCGCGGGCATCGATGTAGGCCAGCATCATGCCCTTGGTCTTGTCCTTGTTCGTGCTGCCAACGCGCCACGACAGCGCCTTTACAGGGAACGGGCATTTGAGTTGCTTTTCTGTCGCGTGCATTTCATTTCCTCCCGCAGTTCTTTGAGTTCTTGCAGCGACTTTGCGTGCCGCTGCCATTGGTCGTCTTGTTGCTCCTGTTCTTCAAGTTCCTGCTGCTGCCGATAGTCAGGCCCGTCGTCGTCCATCTCTCTCTCCCGTTTGTTGTGTCGTGCGTCTAGCGCAGCGGTTGACAGAATGCGCCGACAGGGGTAGCGTGTCAACCGTTCCACCAAATAAAATAACACGGAAGCCGGACAATGATGACACTAGAGGCGATTATCGACGAATTGGCAGACCGCAACATTCGTACCGTTGCCGAGCGCACAGGGCTGCACTACGCGACCGTTCTGCGGGTGGCCAAGGGGCGGGAAGAACGCGTGAGTTACGGCACCATTAAAACGCTTTCCGACTACCTTGAGCGTCCCAGGGATGAGGCGAAATGATAGCGAAGCGCACCGACAACCGCCGTCGCAGGGTGTCTGCCACATGGCACGACTACGAGCACGCAAAGCAGGCGTGGGCGCTGAAGAATCCCGCTGCTACGCCAGAGCAGTATCAGGCCGCGATGATCCGCATTGCAGCTCGGCTTGGGCTGTGACAAACTAGACAAATCGAACGTGCGCCTTGTGGCGGGGGCGCGTTCGTGAGGGTGCTTCCACATGCGCTGTCTGTCGTCCTGAATCCTCCCCGCAACGGGCCTTCAGCAGGACGGTCAGGGCCACCAGCGCAGTTGGAAGCATCCTCAAATGAAGGAATTGAGGATTAATTAATGGCTCGTTCACGCAACATAAAACCCGGTTTTTTTACCAATGAACTGCTTGGAACATACGATCCAATCGTGTGCCTGACGTTCGCTGGCCTGTGGTGTCTGGCTGACAAGGATGGCCGGATGGAAGACAGGCCGATGCGCATAAAAGCAGAACTGTTCCCGTACCGTGAAGGTTTGGACGTTAACGGTTATCTAACCGTTCTAGAACGTGGTGGGTTCATTGAGCGGTATTCAGTTGACGGTGTTGGCTACATTCAAGTGGTTTCGTTCGCCAAGCATCAAAGCCCGCATCACACAGAAAGGCCGAAAGGTTTTCCAGCAAACAGCCAGCAAAATCAGTGCTCGCAGGCGGAGTGCGTACTATCACCGTTATCTAACCGTGAATTAACGGTGCCAACACGCTCTGATTCACTGATTCATGGATTCACTGATTCACTGATACAAGGTCAGTCGGCTACGCCTCCCGTCGCTGACGCTCCTCCCCCTAAAAAGCGTTCATCAGGAAAGAGCCAGCCCAAGACGCTGGACGACTGGCTGACCGAGTGTGAAGCCAAGGACGAAAAGCCAATTCCCGATAACGACCCTATCCGCGAGTGGGCCGAGCATGCTGGAGTCCCGCACGAATTCATGCGGCTGGCTTGGCTGGTGTTTGTCCGTGACTGGCAGGCGAAGAAACCGCAGGACGACTGGCGGGCCACCTTCCGCAACGCCGTTCGCAAGGACTGGCTGAAGCTCTGGTACTTCAACGCTGACGGTGAGTGCCGGCTGACGACCAGCGGCCAACAGGAGAACAAGGCCAATGGATAACCTCAAGGCTCCGCCGCACAGCATCGAATTTGAGCAGGCCGTTATCGGGGCGGTAATGTCCTTCCCTGCCTGCTTTGACGAAGTGTCATACCTGCGGCCAGAGGATTTCTTTACCAGTACGCACCGTGAGATATGGGAAAAGATCAGCGCCGGCGAGGATGGCCGAGACTTTGTAACGCTGGCATCTAGCCTGCCGGAAGTCAGCGACCGCGTGTACCTTTCCGACATGATGCGGAATAGTCCGAGCGCGGCCCGCGTCAAGATTTACGCAGACGAAGTGAGAGACCGCGCCATGCTGCGCCGGCTTCTGGCAGAGTGTATGTCAACAATGTCGAGCGTTTACGAAGGCATGAAGGCGTCTGACGCTGTTGCCGGTGCCGTGAAACGGTTTGAGGCAATAGGCGACGGCGCAGTCGTAGGCGAAGGGCCGCGCCACATTTCCGACCTTGCGGCAGACTGGAACGACGCATTCCAGGAGCGATGCACGAACAAGTCAGCCGTTGGAATAAACATTGGTTTCCGGTCGCTGAACGAACGATGGGGCGGACTTCGTGGCGGTCAGGTTATCGTTGTCGCGGGCAGGCCAAAGACAGGCAAGACAACGCTTGCAGTCAACATTGCGGAATTCGTGTCGATCAGCCACCCGGTCGCAATCTTTCAAATGGAGATGGCCGCAGAGGAGTTGGTAGACCGCGCAATTTCCTCGGTTGGGCGAATAAGCATCAAGGACATTCGGAACGGGACGATTGAAAAAAGCGAGGACTTTGACCGGCTGCTAGACGCCGTGTCTGCGCTGAAACGCTCGCATCTATACATCGACACGACGCCACGTCAGACGATGGACTACATACGGATGCACTCCAAGGCGTTCGTTAAGAAGCGCGGCAAGGGAATGATCATGATTGATTACCTTGGCCTGATCCGCAGCAACTCAACGTCGAAAACGAAGAACGACGAAATTGCAGAGATCAGCCGGGAAATCAAGTTGCTGGCAAAGGAGACGGACTGCCCTGTCATTCTGCTGTGCCAGATGAACCGCGCAGTGGAGCGGGAAAAGCGCAAGCCTGTTTTGTCTGACCTTCGTGACTCTGGCGCAATCGAACAGGACGCCGACGTTGTTTGTTTCACGCACAAGGACGACCCGGAACAGAACTTTTCCGAGATCATCACGCGGGCGATGCGTTCCGGCCAGCCGGGTACGGATTACCTGATGGCGGATTTCGGAGTAAGTCGGTTCAACGAACCTGACGAATACTGGCAGCCTCCTGAAGCGCCGAAGCCGACGACGAAAAACAAGGCCAAGCCGAAAGGACAGGGTGGCTACTGATGACCCGCCAAACCTTCGTAGCCTACACTCCGAAAGGCTATAACCGCATGATGCAGGAGATACGGCAGCTAGCGCATGAGTCAATCCCTGCCGGTCATTCGCTAATCGTGACCGTGGAGGTTGACGACGGCCCGACAGCGAAGATGCGCGGCAAGTTTCACGCGATGTGCGGAGACGTGGCGCGACGGCTTCCAGAATGGCGCGGCTGCAAGATGACTGCGGACAAGTGGAAGGCGGTATTTATCGGCGCGGTAATCGACCAGGAGTGGTTGCCGGGAATCGACAAGGGCGCTGTGCCTTACCGCAAGTCGTCGGAGAACTTCAGCCGGAAGAAATACTGCGACCTGATCCAGACGGTGCAAGTGTTTGGCGATGAGAACTTGGTAGAATGGTCTGACCGTTCGCAGGAGGAATCGTGAGAGTTATCAGCCAGAAACTCCGCGACAGTGCGCGCGGTCAGGATTGCACGATGCGGCTGGCCGGCTGCAACTTCGACCCTGCTACGGTTGTGCTTGCGCACCTGCCATGTGGGAACAAGGGAACCGGCATGAAATCGCCTGACGTGCTTGGCGTTTTCGCCTGTTCCGCCTGCCATGCCGAAATCGACGGCCCGCGCCGCTGGGACATTCCGGCCAGCGACTACCTGCGGGCACTGGCAGAGACGCAACTGCACTGGATAGAGACAGGACTGCTGACGGTCAAGGGCATGAAGCCATGACGCCGGCAATTCTGAAGGCCGTGACGGGCTTGGAGTGGGAAGCCGAATACAGGTTCGCCGCTGAACACGTCGGCGCTGGCAAGGGGCTACGGGATCGGCTTAAGGCTGCCAACCTGCAAGACTGGCGTTTTGACTTCTGGTGTCCGTCTGCACGCATAGCCGTTGAGGTCGAAGGCGGAGCATGGACAGGCGGCAGGCATACGCGCGGCAAAGGCTTCCACGGCGACCTTCGCAAGTACGGCGCTGCCATGCGGATGGGCATAACCGTCTACCGCTGCGACTATGCGCTGATCCGCAGTGGCGAGGCGTTCGACACGATCAAGGTGCTGTGCAAACGAGGGGCGAGATAATGGCAAAGGGCCACGAAGGGAGAGGGTTGAGCATCAGATACGCAGGCCCGGGCGCGGAAATCGACAATATAAGGCGCCACGACAGGCCTGGGCCAGGTCTGATGCTCAATTTCTGCAAGCGGGGCTTTAGATTTTGCGAGACATGCAAAAGGCACATGGAAAAGCGCGGCTTAGCCGTAAAGGGCTGGCAGTGTGATGAGTGCAAAAAAGGTGCAAAGCCATGACAACCGAAAGCCAGAAGTGCGAGCCAGCAGCAAGCCTGATAGCGCGACTCGGCGGCCCGTCCGCTGTCGTCCGCTTCGTGCGCCTCCATGCCATCGAGCCTGACGGCGACCGCCGGACACGGGGCATGCATGTATCGACCGTGCTGCGCTGGTCCATGTCCGTCGAGCAGAATGGAACCGGGGGCTGCATCCCCGTGAAATACTGGCCGGCACTGATCAAAGCCGCCCGCAGTCAGGGCATAGAGATCACCATGCGCGACCTCAATGCACGGGTCGCCAACGCCTTCGAGGAACTGAAATGTCAGGTCTAAAGCTCGACGTGCAAGGAGACGTTGCCAAGGTCATCAAGGCCAACGAGCTGCTGCGCACCGAACTGCTCAAGGCGTCAGCCCGCGCCCTGAACCGCACCGCCGACAACGTGCGTGCAGCGGCCGTCAAGGAGATTGCCCAGCGCGAGCGCATCAAGCAGGCCGACGTCCGCAAGTACGTCAACGTCAGCGTCAGGGCGAACTACACCGGGCGCAATGTGATCAAGGGCGTCAATGCGCAAGGGGCGTCGAGCCTGTCGGCCACGGTCACTGCCAACGGGAAGGCGCCCAACCTGATCGAGTTCGTGGACAAGGCCAGCCGATACCCTGCCGCGTGGCGTGGTGGTGCTGGCGTGGCCGCTCATGTGATGGGCGTCACGACGGTGAGGGAGGGCTCATTCATCGTCAGGGCGCGTAACGGCAAGATGGTCGTGGTCTCCCGCTCCTACAACGCCAAGAACAACCGCTTCGAGATGCGCCCCAAAGGGCAGGGCGGCAAGTGGAAGAAAGGTTGGAGCAAGGGCCTATACGGCCCGCCACCGCCGCGCACGTTCGCAAACAGGGTGGTCATGGACACGATGGACAGGCTGGCCCGCATCAGGTGGCCTATCAACTGGAAGCATGAGAGTGAGCGGGTGATTAAGGGGGGTGGCAAGTGAGCGAATTACCAGAAGACCCGCGCGACTTGCCGGAAGCGCCCGCGCTTATCGGGCAGAGGGTCATTGTCCGAATGGGCATGCCAGACCTCGTCATTCCTGTGGCCGAACCGCGTGAGGTCCAATGGGTGCCGGATGGCTACCCGCAGGAATTCATAGACCGCGATGGCCGGCCCATGCGGGTCGTTGCCGTGAGCGGTAAGCCGTGCAAGGAGTGCGTGGCAACAATATCCATCCGACCGTTCGGAGACTTCCGCCAATGACCCCTAACATGATCGTCGGCATAACCATCGGTGCTGCCGGCATGGGCCTGCTGATAGCCGTCCTGTACCTGTGGATGCCGAGGAAGCCTGAGCGCCACATCATCGGGCCATGTGTCATGCCGGGACGTGTGTGCCTGATGCACCGCAGTGATCGGTATGCGCAGGACAAGCGCATCAGTGAGACGGTGAGCATCAACATCGAAGGCGGGCCGCGCAACTTGTCGTCTGAGCAGGTGGCCGCGCTGATCAAGGAACTCAACGACCGCACAGGTGTACGATGATATTCCAGCAGATGAGAACGGCTCGCCCCAGCATTCATCATCTGAAGAACATCGCACCAATCAGCACCCTTTGTCGCTGGGATTTCCACATCCACCTGATAGCCCTTCCTGACTAGTAGGTCGGCAAGCGCATATGCGTGATGTTGCCCGC